TATATATATTTCTAATTTAGATAAAACAAATTTTTTATTAGAAGGCACTTTTAGAGGTTCAATAACAAACATCTCAATTGTTGAGGTAGGTCAAGATTGGACTATAGGTAGCCAATGGTCAATAGTTAATGAGACGGCTGTTTTAGTTGGTGATGGCTCATCTAACTCTCTACAATACTCAATTGCTTTTGAATTAGGTAAAACTTATAGGGTAGAATTTGATGTTCTAGCTCTTAATGGTGGTGCTGGTAAGTTTCAAGTTCAAGCAGGGACTGCTCAAACATTTAGCAATGTAGGTTCGCATAGTTATGATTTTACTATTACCAATTCCCCTTTTACCTCTATCATATTCGCTAGAGGTAATGGTTCTATAAATATGACTTTAGATAACATTTCTATTAAAGAAATAACATCGGCGACAGATATGCCTAGAGTTAATCACGATGGTACTCCTCATTTATTAATGGAGCCGACTAGAACGAACTTATTTGTGTACTCTAATAACTTTGCTACTGGTTGGGTTAAAAACTCAACACTACAAGTAACTAGTAATTACGCAATATCACCTGATGGCACTTTAAACGCAGCTAGAATCGTAAAAGCAGGTGGTGGTGCTAGGTTAGGACAAGAGGTTGCTTTAACAAAAGATTCAACTTACACTCTTTCTTTTTATATGAAAAATAATGGAGGTAACGCAAGTCTACAAGTCTATTTTAATTCGCAATCCGCTGCTCAATTATATACGATAAATAACGATTGGGCTAGATATGAGTTTACTTTTACTGCAACATCTACAGAGACATCTCAAATTAGACTTTTTAATGGTGCTACAGATATAGATTTATTTGCTTTTGAAGCTCAGTTTGAAGTAGGCTCGTCTGCGACTAGTTCTATTCGAACTAATAATACTATAAAAACACGTCTTCAAGATGTTGCAACAGATAGTGGGAACTCTACTTTGATAAATTCAACAGAAGGTGTACTCTATGCAGAGATAGCTACTTTGGGTGATGGTGCAAATGGAAGGTATATTTCTATTTGTGATGGTAGTTTGTCTAACTATGTTTATATACGGATTACTGGTAATTTAAATGAGATTAAGATGGGGGTTGTTAAAGGTGGCTCCACTCAAGCATCGAAATCATTTATAGTACCCGATTTGAAGCAATTTAACAAACTAGCAATAAGTTATCAGCAAGATTTATTTAGATTTTATGTCAATGGTACTTTGATATTTACAGATACAAATGGAGATATTTTTCCAATTGGAACTTTAAATGATTTAACTTTTAATCTTGCAAATACAACTAATTATTTCGAAGGAAAAGTAAAAGAACTAGCATTCTATTATGGGTTATTAACGGATGCTCAATTACAAGAATTAACAACTTTATAAGATGGTATATATAAGATACGAATTTAATACGAAGGGGCAATTGGATGCTAAGGTAGCTAATGCTAAAGAAGATGAAATTAAAGGGGACTTTATTGCTCTACCTAAATTCATTGAGACGCAAGGACAATATGATGATAATGGTGTTGAAATAGTTGCACCAATACTTTCTAATAAGTTCGCAGTAGATGTGAGATGGTATGAATTAGATGCTTCACCATATGGTTGGAAAACCTATGAGGTTACACCTGATAATCCAAGGCATAGTCTATTATAATAAATAAAAAAAATGAAAATTCTAATCTAAATAATAAATATGAAGTTAACACAAAATCAATTTTACGGAAAAAAATCAAAATTACCATTTAAACTTCCTCCGGGATCTACATATGTCTGTATTGATGAAATGTTAATGTATTATTCTAGAGAAGATGGTGTCCCCATCCCCCTTAACGGGGGGGACTTAGATTCAATTTTATCTTCTGGATACTCTCACACCGGAGCATTTGCAGGAAAACCCTTAGATAACAATTATGTTTGGCAGCCTGGAGTAGGAGTTAGTTATAGCGTTGATGACGTAGCAAATGGTGCGTACAAGGTGTTTAGCTTAGATCAGGCTGTACACGAGGCTGTAGATAATCCTTATTGGACCACACCAACACCAACAGGGGTTCCAAATATAGGGCTATTTCAAGGCGCTAACTTACCAAAAGGAGTTAGTACGTTAGTAGAATACTCTTATGATTACGACACACAGTATCCTTCATCTAGTGGTACAGGCTTTGAGGGCAGTACTGGTAGAATAAGATTAAATGATTTACAATATGGAGATCAATTGAGGGTAAGATTTGACTTTAATGTAATTCCTCAGATTGCCAACACAACTATAGAACCAGCTTTATGGTATTCTAATAGGAATGATAATGATGAAATTACATTTACATTCCCACTTACTTCTCAACCAATATTTTACGGAACGGGTACAGTAGGAAACACTTATTTAAATAGAGTGGAAATTTCAGCTTGGATAACTTCTAATGAAGATGTTAACGCTTTAACGTTACCAGCAATAAAATCAGATAACCAAGTAATTATTCAACCATTAGGAATGTTAATAACCATAATAAGATAAAAGATGTCTATAAAGATAAAAAGAAATGACGCTGGAAATTGTATTGAGTTTCAAGGAAGTTCAAATCCAGTATATTGGAATGCTTGTTTAAGCGGAGAGGTAGATTCTAGCAATACAACTTTAGTTAATATTATAAATGATATTAAGACAGCTCAAGCAGGTAGTGATCAATACGAATTTTTTAGAATACCATACACTGAGTTTTTAGATGAAGACGGGCTAGTATTTAACAATGCTCAAGAAGTTGCTGATTATGTAACACTAAAAGGTAATGTAGCGGCAGCGGATGACATTAACGTAGGTTATAAGGGTGTATTTGACGCCTCTACAAACTTAGACCCAACAGACGCATCTCCTGTTAATGGTAATTGGTACTTTATTGGAACTGAGGGTACTATTAATGGAGTTGTATATAAGGAAAATGATATCATAAAGTATTCAGATACAACATCTTCTTGGCAAAGAGTACAAAATAAAAATGCAACAGTTACCGAATTAGAAAACTCTGCGCTAGATCAGTACAATATTCATGTAGATGCAGGCTATAACGGAACAATAAGAAGTGGAACAGCATTACACCCATATAATGATTTACTAACTGCAATTAACTCATCAAGTGAAGGAGATTCTATTTTAGTAAAGGGGGTTAATATAATAGCTAGTGAAATAGCTTTACCTCATGGATTAAGTTTCTATGGAGCACAGCATTCAGAAATAAAGTATGCTTTTTATAGTGCTTCCAATGGAGATGTATTTTCTTATGATGGAGATTACACTAAGACGTTTGAATTCTTTAACATTAAGTTTTCTAACGCAGGTGGATATGGTCTTTACATTAAGAAAGGTTTATCCATGACGATTGAAGAATGTACATTTACAAACAATGGATGGAATGGAATTGGACTTAGCACTACATTAGCAGAAGCTGGTGGTGTGTTAGGGTATGATTCGTCCAATACAGATTTACAAGCGTTCTACGCTGGCGCAAATGCGTCCAATGGTGGAGCTATGAGAATAGAAGGCTTCCCAGTATTAAGAGTAATTGGTAATAGTGTTTCCAATAACCTTAGAGGAATAAGAGTAAGTGATTGTGGTATTAATGGAGCAGGTTTTATAACTAGAAACGTATCTAATAACAATATTGAATCAGGTATATATTTATCTGTAGGATCATTAGGTGGATGTCAGAATGTAACTGTAACGATGAATTATTCTGCAAACAACGCAAACAATGGTTTGTTAGTAATTGGAGGATTAAATAACAAATTTTCACAGAATGAAGTTAACGGTAACTGGAATGCAGGATTTTGTGCATGGGGTGCAGGTAACACTACCCTTAGAGACTGTGGATTATATGACAACAATAGAAGTACTTACAATGGAATAGGTAACACTGGAGACGCTAAGGCATCTATACAAATCAATGATGCTTATAACCTTTTAGGAACTAACATTACATACAACCCTGCATTCAGATTTATAGCAGAGATACTAGATACTCAAGTTCACTACACGGGATTAGGAAGTAATACAGAAAAGATTGGATTCTTAATTACTAGTGCTGTAGGAGCTTTGGCAGATAATGCTAAGAATATAATTAAAGTAGATGACGTAGGATTTA